GCAGGATCTTTCAATGAACATCAGTGATTTCTCTGATCGTTTCATTAAACCTGCTGTTGCAGCAGTTGCTAACAAGATCGACTATGATGGTCTTCAGCAGTTCTACAACATTTACAACCTTGTTGGTACTCCAGGTCAGCTTACTGGCACTCCTACTCAGGCACAGTCTACGGCTGCAATCCTTGGTGCTCGTGCTCGTCTTAACCAGGAAGCCGCTCCAGTTGATGAAGAGCGTCACTTCGTTGTTGATCCTACGGTCGAAGTAGGTATCGTCTCTGGTCTGACCAATCTGTTTAACCCATCTGGAACCATCTCTAGCATCTTCAAGAAAGGCGCTCTTGGTGACTCTACCCTGGGCTTTAACTTTGCAATGGATCAGAACGTAGGCAACTTCACTTCTGGTACGTTTGTAGTTGGCACTGACACGATGGCCGTAGCAGCACAGGCTGGCGGTTCAGTTCAGACCAATGCACAGACCACGTTCGCACTGTCTGCAACTGTCAGCAATGGCAAAACTCTGACTGCTGGTACTGTATTCACCATTCCTGGTGTATATGCAGTTAACCCACAGAATCGTCAGTCTACTGGCTCACTGCGTAACTTTGTTATCACCAGCGCTGTAACTGGAACGGGTTCTTCACAGAGCATTTCTGTGTTCCCTAACCCAGTGTTCTCTGGTCAGTTCCAGAACGTAACCAGCACTACCGGCTCTATTCCAAGCGGTAATGCTAGTGTTATCTCTGGCTCTAACGGCGCAAGCTATCCTAACGCTATTGCATTCCATCGTGATGCTTTCGCGTTCGGTACTGCTGATCTTCTCCTTCCACAAGGTGTAGATATGGCCGGTCGTGCATCTGCTGATGGCGTTTCTATTCGTCTGGTTCGCCAGTACGATATTAACTCTGACCAGTTGCCTTGTCGTTTGGACGTTCTGTATGGCTGGTCAACGGTTTATCCAGAACTTGCCGTTCGCGTCACTGGTTAATAGGAGATTATTATGTCTAATCCAGGTCCAAATATTGTTCAACCTAGCATTCAGCGCGGGTCTGCCATTGTCTCTCTTGCGGTTACTCCTGCAAGTGTTGGCCCGGCAACCTCTGCTGAACAGACCTTTACCCTTTCTGGCGTATCGGTCGGCGATTGGGTTGGTGTTTCAACCACTGCGTCTACTGGCAATGCAACTGCAATCGCTAGTGCTCGCGTATCTGCTGCGAATACCATTGCAATTCGATATGTTAATCCTACTGCTGGCTCTCTCACTCCAGCTGCGGACACTTATCTTGTCAATGTTGTACGTTCTTACCCTGTCTACACTGACTTTGGCGTAACGAACTTTAACAACTACGGCATTGTTGCAGGGTCTAACCCGTAAGCAAAACTGAAATAAGGGGGTTTAGGCCCCCTTTTTTCTTATCTTTTGGAGTAAACAATGGACTTTCCATGCTCGGTTCATAAAGAAACCTACGATAATTGTAGAATTGCTCTTGATGAAGCCGATTTAAAGGTTTTACATGCGGATGGTTGGCAAACCAGCGCAGAATGGTACTTAAACGTACTAGGGATTGAAGGTAAAATTATCGAGGAAGCGCCAAAAAGAGGCCGCAGACCTAAGATTGAAGAGTAATTAACCAAACTCAGGAAAAAACATGGCAAATATCAAGATCACGGCTTTACCGGCTAACACATCAGTAACGCCAGGGTCTGATGTTCTGCCATTAGTCTCTGCTGGTGTAACCACTAAGGCTACGCCAAGTCAAATTGTTAATGCAACACTGTTAGCGCCTGGGCCAATTGGTTCAACAACCCCAGGATCAGGTAATTTCACTACTTTAAATGTAGCAAACACTGTATCTGGCGCTGGATTCAGTAATTATCTAGCTTCTCCACCGCCAATCGGCTCTAGTTCGGCTAATTCTGGGCGTTTCACTACGCTAACGGTTAATGGTTCAACTACGTTAAATGTTGGTTTAAATGGCCTTCTTCTAGCAACATCTGGCGTAGTTTCTGCTGCTACTGCTGGCGTCAATTACGCTCCAGCAACGTCAGGCACAAGCATTCTCTATGGCAATGGTTCTGGTGGTTTTTCTGGAGTCACTATCGGTTCTGGTCTTACGTTCTCATCTGGCACTCTATCAGCAACGGGTGGTGGCGGATCTGGTACGGTCACTAGCGTTGGTCTGTCTCTTCCAAACATATTTAATGTCACAAATTCTCCAGTAACAACAACTGGAACTTTAACTGGAGCGCTTGCAACTCAGACTGCTAACTATGTTTTTGCTGGTCCTACTACGGGATCTGCTGCTGTTCCTACGTTTAGATCATTAGTTGCTAGTGATATTCCTGCGCTCAGTTATGCTCCTGCAACTACTGGATCATCTATTCTTTATGCCAATGGATCTGGCGGTTTTAGCAGTGTAACCGTAGGCTCTGGATTGTCATTCTCTGCTGGAACTTTAGCGTCAACTGCTTCTGGAGGAACAGTAACATCTGTATCTGTCGTTAGCGCTAATGGCCTTGCTGGTACGGTAGCAAACGCTTCAAGCACTCCAGCGATTACTTTATCGACAAGCATTACAGGTCTTTTGAAGGGCAACGGTACGGCAATTAGTGCTGCCACTTCTGGTACTGACTATGCGCCAGCAACATCCGGCAGTTCTATCCTATACGGTAACGGATCTGGTGGATTCAGCAACGTAACTATTGGCTCAAATCTTACATTTGCTTCTGGCACATTAAGCGCAACTGGCGGCGGTGGAATGACCTATCCTGGTGCTGGTATTCCAAACAGCACAGGATCAGCCTGGGGTACATCCTATGGAACGTCTGGTGCAACTTCTGTTGTCTTGCGCGATGCTAATGTAAACATCAGTACAAATAACATTTTTGTCGGATACACTGTACTTGCTTCTAGTGGAACGACGACAACTTTAACGGCTGCATCTGTCTTTGACTGGTCTGTAACAGGATCTAGCGGTCAAACATTCCAATTACCAAATGCAACTACGCTTCCTGTTGGCGCGACTTATACGTTTAACAACAATCAAAGCAGCGGAGTTATAACGCTTAATAACAACTCTGGAAGTTCACTTATTTCTGGTGGTGTTGGATCTGGTGGCTATGTTGAACTAATTCTTCAAGACAACAGTAGTGCAGCAGGAACCTGGGATTATCATTTTCAAATTCCGGCCAATGTAAGTTGGACTACAAATACGTTAAACTATCCAGGCTCTTTTACGGGTGGAACTTGGAACGGATCAACTGTTGCTGTTAATCGCGGTGGTACTGGCGCAACCACGCTAACTGGAATAGTAAAAGGCAACGGAACTAGCGCGTTTACTGCTGCTACGTCTGGAACTGATTATTCTGCTGGTACGTCTGCTCTTACAACTGGTCTTTTAAAGTCAACAACAACAACTGGCGCATTATCAATTGCGGTTGCCGGGACTGATTATGCGGCGGCTACAACGGGGACTAATGCTCAGCTACTAGCTAATAACGGGTCGGGCGGGTTCTCAAATGTAACGGTTGGTTCTGGGCTTAATTTAGCTACAGGCACTTTAACTGCCACTGCGGCGGCTCAGGTTTACCCCGGTGCGGGGATTGCAAACTCTACGGGTACTGCATGGGGGACTAGCTACACTACGACTGGTTCTGGAACGGTTGTCGCTCTTGCGACTTCTCCATCGTTTACAACACCAGTTTTAGGTACACCAACATCTGGAACACTAACCTCTTGTACTGGCTTGCCAATCGGCACTGGTGTATCGGGTCTAGGCACGGGCGTAGCTACTGCTCTGGCTATCAATGTTGGCACTGCTGGCTCTCCCGTACTTAATGCCGGGGCTTTAGGCACACCAAGTTCAGGCACGTTGACAAATTGTACTGGCCTCCCAGTCGGGGGAATTACTGGAACACTACCTGTTGCAAATGGGGGAACGGGGGTAACAACATCAACGGGTACGGGTAATGTTGTCCTGAATACAAACCCTGCGCTCACAAACCCGACCCTCACGAACTACGTTGAAGCCTTTTACACGATCACCTACGCATCGACTTTCACATTGAGTTTAGCTAACGGGACGATGCAGACGGTCACTCTTGCGGGTTCGCCAACAATCACAATGCCAACG